AGTAAAGGATTACGAACACTAAGGATTACAGGTGGCGAACCATTGATGTCTAATGATGTTTGGAAGTTGTTTGCTAAAGTTAAAGAAGAAGGCCACACATTTGAAGTAGGACTAAACTCCAACCTAGGTGCTAAGCCAGCATTAATTAATAGACTAATTGAAGAGTCACACGGAATGCCTAACCTTACTTTATTCTCTAGTAATGAGACAGTAGGTAAAGAAGCAGAGTATATTAGATGGGGACTTAAATATGATTACTGGAAAGAAAACATGGAACGAGTTTTCACCGAATCTAATATTAAACGAACAGTAGTAATGATGACTATTAATGCTTTATGTTTATTTAATATAACAAAGTTTCTAACACAAGTTATTACATGGAAACACCAGTATCCAAACAAGAGCATAGGTATTAGTATTAACTTTTTACGTTTCCCTGCTTGTCAATCAATGATGGTATTGCCGATGGACATACGACACAGACTAGCCCAAGAAATTGAAGATTGGTATCTAATAAATAAAGATGACAGGTTTCTTAACGCGATGGAAAAAGGCGATATAGAAAGATTAATTAATTATATTAGAACAGTTGAACGTGGACATGATTTTGCAGATCCAGATATGAAGGCAAACATTAGAGACTTTAAACGATTCTATACACAATACGATATGCGTCGAGATAGAACTATAGATGTATTTCCACAATATTTTTTAGATTGGTATAACAGTATAGACACAGAAATACCAGAAAGGATTGGAGCAGTAAATGTCTAATAAAATACAAGTTAAAAACATATCAGATAAAAACATGTCAGACGTGTATTGTCCTCTACCCTTTAACCACATGAACCTACACCCTAACGGAAATGTAGGATTGTGCTGTGTATCAGAAATGATGAACCCCAATTCAGATGGTTTCTATAGAGATATGGAAACAAACAAAATGTTAAACCTTGCAACAGATTCAGTAAATACATTATGGGATAAGAGTAATGTAATAAGGGCAAGAGAACAGATGTTATCCGGAGTCGAGCCACCTGCTTGCCACAACTGTTACAAGATAGAAAAGAGAGGTGGGAAGTCCAGACGTTTAGTTGAAAGAGAACGATGGGGACAAAACATAACAAAACCTAGACTAGAGTTTCTAGATCTAAGAATGTCTAATTTATGTAACTCAAAATGTATGATGTGTAACCCAGACTCTAGTTCATCGCTTGCATCTGAATACAAGCAGTGGGACGATGCATTAGATTTTGTTGTTGCAGATCCCAAGACATATAAAGAATATCAGTGGTTCAACAACGATAAAATTGAAGAAATATTAGAACACAAAGACACGTTAAAGTATATGTACATCAATGGTGGCGAACCGTTTATGATGCCATTCCATTGGAAGTTTTTAGAGCGACTAATTGAAGAGGGTGTTGCTAAGAACATTCATATAAGTTACAATACAAACTGTTCTCAATACGAGACTTGGTATGAGGATATATGGAAACACTTTAAACATGTATCTCTAGGTATGTCTGTTGATGGTGTAGATAAAGTTAACGAGTGGATAAGAAAACCTGTTAAAGGTAACACCTGGGAACAAATAGATGAGAACATACATAAGTTCTTTTTTGAAACTCCGTCTTTATACGCAGTCAACATAACTAACACAGTACAGTTTCTTAATGCACCATACTTGGATGATTACTACAAGTGGGCACAGCCTATTGTGGATAAACGAAATGCAAATCCTGATTTAGGAATAGCAACAATTAATCAGAACATGTTAGTGTTTCCTCATTATCTATCTTTAAATTGTGCATCTATAGAGTGGAAACAAAAAGTAAAAACACATTTAGAACAATCAGAATACAAACATCAAATACTAACCCCTACCCTAACAAGTTATTTGGACGCAAAAGAAGAGTCGAAATTCCTATGGGATCAAGGAATGACTTTTCTTGATGAGGTAGAGAAAACTCGTAAAATGGGCCCATGGAAGGATATATTTAATTATGAATTCAAATTCTAATAAATCGCTATGTATTTTCCCGTGGATAGAAAACTATCAAGGTAGTCGTTACGAAAGAAAATATTGCTGTATATCTGACGACCTAAAGGGACAACAAAAAACAACAGAAAAAGAGTTTTGGAACTCGGGGTATATGAGACGTACACGTTTAGATATGTTAAACGGTGTTAAGCGAAAAGAATGCCACGCATGTTATCAGAACGAAGAAAACGGAATACTATCGTTACGACAAGAGTCTACATTTGAAAATGATGGACAAATAAAAGATGTATATAAAAGTATATTAGAAGAAACAAATGAGAGTGGTGCTTTAGTAAGTGAGCCATCTTATTACGACTCTAGAACAATACATTGTAATCTACAATGTGTATCGTGTGGAATAGTGTACAGTTCTCAGCATATAGAACTATTTAAAGATATGTTTAGTGAGCAAGCGTTAAACGCCTCTCCTGGAAACGGTGGTACATACAACAACCCTTTCAAAGTTGATAAGAAACATGAGAAGGCTACTGCCGATGAAATGGTTAGAGGTTTAGTAGAAAAAAGAATAACAGGTTTCTATTGGGCAGGCGGTGAGCCATTTATGTCACCTGTACATTGGACTGTAATGGAAAAGATGTTAGAACTGAGAGACGATCCGGAATATACAGATTATATTGATAACATTAGAGTACATTATAATACAAACCTTACACGAAGAATGTGGAAAGGTAAACCTGTCGCCCAGATATTAAATAAGTTTAAACACTTGCGCATTGAGGCAAGTTTAGATGGAACACATGAAACCTTGGAGTATACAAGGGACGGTGCCAAGTGGGATATTATTGAGGAGAATTGGAGAGAGTTCCACGAAGCAGGTATTACAATGGAAGTAGCAAGTGTGTTAACAGCTCCTGTTATATTTGACATTGATAGATATATAAAATTCTTCGAGCAGTGGCCAGGTATGAGAGTGGCAAATCATCTATATATGATCAACCAAAGAGATAAAGCGCAACAATGTATTTTAGATATATGTGTTTATCCTACACATATATTTAAACCAGCAATGGAACACGCAATACAAGCTTTTGAAAACTCTTCTTTTGTAAACAAAGAAAAAACAATTGATATTTTAAAATATTATTTACGTTCTAAAGAGGAGAATGTAGATGTATTAGATAGTCCAGAGTATTTAAGTGCAATTAAAAGTAAGACGCTACACAGGGACGAATACCAAAAAACAATTAAACTCCCTGACTTGTACAAGCTAACAAACCCAGACGCACATAAATGGTTTATGGATTTGCCATATGATATGGTTGACTATTATGGATATCACCAAAACGAAGTTCAAGATGCGTTAAAAGAAAAAAATATTCCCGTGAGACAATTATGAGCGGCTATTTTTCATACGACAATATAAACAAGATGCACATTGAGTTATCTAGTGTATGTAACTCTATTTGTCCTAACTGTCCACGGTACTTTCAAAATAGCCCCAATGTTATTCCTGAACTTTACCCACAGTCAATAACTATAGAAAAGTTTAAAGAGTGGTTTCCAAGAGAGACTTTAATGAAGATGAAACAGATTTTATTCTGTGGCAATCACGGCGATCCGGGTTCATGTAAAGACTTAGTCCCTATACTAGAGTATGTTTTTGATAATACAAAGTACTATTGTGGCGTACAGATGCACACAAACGGAGGCATGAAGCAACCCAAAATTTGGGATAAGATCGGAATGCTGTTTGCAAAAAGACCTGAATCATGGAAAATGATATTCTCAATAGACGGCCTAGAAGACACAAACCACATATACAGAAGGAATGTAAATTGGGATAAGTTGATGGCTAATGTTAAAGCATATACTAAACATGAAGGTAATAGTGACTGGGAGTTTTTAATTTTTAAACACAACGAACTACAAGTCAAAGCTGCTAAAGAGATGTCAATACAGTTAGGCATCAAACAGTTTTCACCTAAAAAAGCTCATGGATTAGACGATGGAAATAATCACGCAACCATGCCAGCTCTAAACAAAGAAGGTAAAACTGAATATCAAATATATCCTCCTACAGAGCAAAAAGACAAAGTAAACTATATTAAAACAACTAACACAGATATTATTACAACAAAGAATAAAGAGTTTGACAAAGTTACAATGCCAGACAATACACACAGGCATAGATACATAGAAGGCACAGTCGGTTTGACTCGTGTTAAACAGCATCATCTAGAAGAGTGGGACAACACACCAATTCGTCCAAGGTGCTACAGAGAGGTATATGTATCCGCCAGTGGTTTTGTTACCCCCTGTTGTTGGATAGGAATTATTATCCCCTTTATTGATAAATCAGAAAAAACATCTATAACATTTAAAACCCACCAATTAAAAGAAAAAATGTTAAAGTTAGGATTAGACAATTTTAATCTACACAACATATCGTTAAAAGAATTACTAGACACCGGCCTGTTAAACAAAGTGTATTCAGATGATTGGGATAAAACCACTGCTAATGGAAAACTAGCATTATGTACTGAGACATGTGGTAAGGCGAATGTATTAGACGACACAATGTCTCACGAAGACAACCCATACAAAAAGATACGGAAATCTACAGACCACAGAGAACATTTAGCATGAGATTAGATTTAATAGACAATGACTTTCCTGTTTGGGAAGTAACGGGGTTTCATGTTCCCCAATATTTGTTTACAGGAGACGATACATATGATCAAGGGTATGAGTCAGATACTGTACATTTAAGAAAACAAAGTAAACCAGGAATAGACAAATTAGACTTTTGTGATGCGTGGGACGCACATACAACAATATTAGAAAAGTATATACAAGGTGATATAAGTAATATAGAAGAGGTAAGGCAGATGTGGATGAAGTCTTTATCTAAATTTAGAATGCCAAAGTTTAAAGACATTGGAGTAGTTATACAAGACGGCGAAGGTTTTGATATGTCCCCACACATAGACAACAGACATGTCTTTGGTGTATTAATTATAAACCTACAAGACAATCCACAAGGCTCCGGTACTAGATTTTTAGAGCTAGGATACGAGGGCCCTGTATTAAAAGGGACCGGAGTGTTTATGTTAAACAACTGGAATACAACACATGCAATAACCAACCCAGGTCCTGGCTCTCGACTTATTGGTTATCAAATATTACATATTGATAATATATGAAAATAGAAGTAGTATTAAATCCTAAAACGTTTGGAAAGAAAGCTTCTATTGTTTGGGAGCCCGATCTGAATAATGACTTCGTACAATGGTGGGTTTCTTGGTATGTTGACAAGTTACTGTTCGCAGAACCATTTATTTCAAAAAGACTTAGTTTGCTTGCCCCCGATACTGACATTCATGGTTCAGAAAATATATCTAAGTTTCTTGGACTACAAGAAAAAAAACTCAAGGATGCAATAGATAACATAAACACATTTTTAGATCCTGAAAATTATTTTCCCGTATCACCCAAACAGGTATCTTTTAAAAGGTCTAAGAAGAAAACACGAGAGTTATTAAATACTGTACATAGATATTTTGTGAGAGTAGCGTATCCAACAGGCCCATGGAATACTAGAAGGCAACGTTGGGATCACAGAAGATTTGATTTATCATTTATATATAATTGGGAAGTTGATTGCATAGACAGAGAAAAGATACAAAGGACAAATGGCGATACCACGGTTAAACTTGAAGGAGACTTTGTAATTGCTGACAACATGAGAGTGCCTTTTAGAGATGCTGTCCTTGCTTTAAATAATATTGTGCATGATGTAGAACCTATATTATATTCAAAGTCTAAAAGAGTTACAAAACTTCCAAAAATTCAGACAATACAAATTCAACCTATGCCTACCGATTACTGGAAACAAACGAACTGCAAGGTACCTGGTATCTGGACAGAAAAGAAATTTCTGATTGAATGGAAATCAATGGAATATATAGACATTCCTCCTCATTTATACGAGTATCAATCATCAGATGATTATGATGTGTGGGCACCACAAGATTGTATATTAGGTAAGGGCCCAAGTTTAGCATACATAGACGAAGACGACGCAAAACAATTTGATATAAATAATGGACACCAAGTAAACTTTGGATTTGAATTTTCTGATAGAGAGGATAGACGGATAATATCTAAAAGTAAAGACTTTGATGATAATAAAATACCTTTTGGATGGCCACTAGGGCGTATAATAAACGGGAAAGAGCATATTGCAGACTTTTGGGACGGACACAACGGCGGAAACAAAATAATGGAGATAAAGATACATGAGTAAGGTCTTATTAACAGGGTGTGGTTCTAAATACGGTAAGGTATTGCTACGCCAATTATCATATAGATATGATGAAATAGACGTTATAAGTTCTAACAAGGATTGGGAAGACAAACCAGATAATGTTAATGCCATTTACATAGACTGGGGAAGTAAGACATCTCTAGAGAGACAAATACATTTACTTGAAAGGCAGAAATATGACTTAGTATTTTTTAATCATAATTCAAAACCACAACGAATCAACGCAGAGAGTTATTATGTTGATGTGTTGTGGACACAAGAAGTACTTGAAAAGGTTGGCTGTCATAAAAATTTAAAAGTAGGTTGGATGATAACAGCTGGTGTTGGATCTCATATGAACCAACCCGAATTTTCACCATACTTTAATAATAAACATAGTAGGATTTATCTTTGTGAATTTAACTCCTGGTTACATGAAGGTGTATTCTTTACAGTAGATCCAGCAGAGCCTTCTCAATGGACCGCAGGTGAAGTTAAACAAGAAGTTATGAAGTTAGCAGACTACATGTTGAAAGATGTACAGGGTCGAGACATGTATAAAACTCGACTTGGGAAACCCCCAGAAATGAATGAACAACTTCAATGGGTAAACGTGAAACATAATCCTAAAAAGAGAACAGGGAAACCAAAAGACTTACCACACAGCGATCCTTTTATATATGATTAGGTGGGGCATATCAGCATACAACCATAACGCAGCCCTTTCCGTTGTTGATGGAGACGAGATACTGTTCGCATCTGAGTCTGAACGATATAGTGGAATAAAGAACGATGCAAACTTACCTGATGAGTTAATACAAGCAGCATTAAAATTCGGCGAACCAGAAGATATTAATTGGTATGAGAATAATAAACTAAAAAACCTTAGGCGATTATACGCAGGACAAAAACTTAAGCGCCTCCCTCTACACCCATATTTAAAGAAACGCAAAATAAACTTTCATACACACCATACTACACACGCAGCGGCAGGATTTTATACTAGTCCATATCAAAACGCAACAGTTCTCGTTATAGATGCTATTGGAGAGTTTACTACTACAAGCATATGGGACGGAGTTCCTCATCACGGCTTACATAAAATATGGAGTCAACGATACCCGACATCGTTGGGATTGTTTTACTCTGCTATTACACATAGATGCTACCTAAAGCCAAATGAAGAAGAATATATTTTAATGGGTATGGCTGCGTACGGCGACCCTAACAGATATTATAAACCGATGAGAGATTTATTAGACACTAACCTACATAAAGGTTGTCGCAATTTTCTACCTCATGTTAAAGACTATTATGACTTTGCAGCCTCAGCGCAGAAAATATATGAAGAAGAATTTGAGAAGTTAGTTGTCAAAGCAAAATTAATGTTACCCCACAATGAAAACTTAGTAATTATGGGAGGGTGTGCATTAAATTGTGTGGCTAATAATTTAGCATTAAAGCATTACGATAACATTTGGATAATGCCAGCTCCTGGAGACTCTGGTTCTTCGTTAGGAGCAGTACTAGCATCCACACAAGAACACGTTAATTGGAGAGGCCCTTATCTCGGCCACAATATTGAAGGTGAATATCCTGTGCAAAAAGCTTTAGGTGAGTTGTTACAAGGCAACATGGTTGGAGTAGCAAATGGACGAGCAGAGTTTGGGCCACGAGCATTGGGTAATAGAAGTTTGTTTGCAGACCCTAGAGGCGAAGACATTAAGGACAAGGTTAACGCAATAAAAAGACGACAAGAGTTTAGGCCGTTTGCACCTGTTATAATGGAGGAGTATGCTGGAACATGTTTTAATATGCCAGTAAGCGACTCGCCTTATATGCAGTACGTTATACAATGTACAAAGAAAGAACTGTACCCAGCAATATTGCACGCTGACGGCACGTCTAGGGTTCAAACTGTTAACAAAGAACAACATCCAGGGTTATATAAGCTCCTAAAAACGTTCTATATAAAAACAGGGTGTCCTATGTTACTTAATACAAGTTTAAACATCAAAGGTCACCCTATGGTAAATACGATAGAAGACGGTAATAGATTTGAGGAGCTGTATAATGTCAAAGTTTTTTAAATTTCCAAATATTCCCATCGAGTATTGGAGAGAAAACGATGTAGCTTATCAATTCCAACATCGCATGTGGCAATCAGATCCTGATATTTACCCCAACAAACGTAAAGACGGCGATCCAGGCGTACAGCCTTCTCAAGTAAATAGGGTGTTGCCTATATCAAACAAGGTACCAAGAGTATGGTTTTTCGGAGATAGCTTTGTACAATTCCCTAGTGAAAATATTTGGAGTCATATAACTAAGAGACTTAATTGTGTTCACACAGGCGTAGGCGGTGGGGGTATAGTAAAATTGTATCACTCTTTAATGGTGTGTAAAGAATACATGGAACCAGAAGATAGAGTTGTAATTTGTTATAGTCACCCCTGTCGAGATGTACTAGCTAGTGGACATAGAGGAAGATATACCCTCGATCCCATTCCTCAGAGGATAATTGATAACGAAACAGCGGCCGCAGGTTCAATTACAGACGGTATCTGTACAATTAGCAAATCTGAGGACAATAACTACATGTGGCAAGAGGGGTGGGAAACAAAAACCTCCGCCTCATACGAGGATAAAGATTTGCGTGCCAAAGTCCTGAAAGACTATACCTCATATGTAAACAACGTAAAGTGGAAACACGGAGACTCTCTTAGATGGCACGCTATTGTAACATCAATAGAGTCCGTAATTATACCTAACTTAGTAACTCCCTTTGTTTCAAGATTTTCTTGCTTTGAAAACAGTTTAAATAAGCGACTCACACACCGACATCACCGTATAGACATACCAAGTAGCATAGAAGATCTGTATCCTTTATGGACGTTTGCTCAGAAAAATGTTATAGATTTTAATCTATTTGATGCTACCAAGAGCCCAAATCATATGACTGATGATTGTGTATCTGCATTCTTATTAACGTACAAAAAAGAGTTAAGAAAACTCCGTCTAGATTCGATATAAAGTATAAATAAAAATAAGATGGCTAACATACTACAGTTCCCAGAAAAGACACTTTTACCCGTAGTAATACAAGGGTACCGGATGTCATTCTATTCTGAAACCGAAATAGATTTAGCCCTCCTATGTGTAAATACATGGGGCTTTCAACAGAAAGGTTACACAAGAAGAGACTTATCTTCTATAGACCCATTGTACATAAAAGAATGTTTGATACGGGGCTATAACTCCGATCTCATAGCATTACCAGGTAAGAAGCTTATAAATAAGATTATAGACGGGATGGAAGCTATTGAAGTACCATCCAGAAAAATGTGATTACAGGATAGATAATGCCAATATATAGTTTTCAAGATAAACAAGGTGTAGTTTGGGACGACATGATGTCGTATGCCGACAAGCTAATATACCTCGAAGCAAACCCAGATATAATTTCAATCATAACTAAAGCTCCAGCTATCGCAAGCTCACGCGGCGGTGATAGAACTAAACCCCCTGCAGGATTTCAAGACGTGTTATCAAGAGTAGCAGACGCTAACCCATATTCTAATATGGCAGATGATTACGGCAAAAAGGACCCAACAAACGTTAAGCTAAGAGAAACGGTAAAGGGTGTCAAAAAGAAAGTAGGAGATCTTTACGGAGTGACAACAAAGGAGGCACCACCGGTATAAAATATATTATGTTAGGAGCAGTCCACAGTGGACTGAATAGATTTTAAACTAACAGGAGATAACCCAAATGGCTAGAAGAAACCTTCAACTAGTTCAAGACCAACAAAAGCAAAATTCACGGAGATCAACTCCACTCAAAGTTACAGAACACGACCTTAAACGGTTCGATCCAATTACAGATACACAAAACCAGTTCTGGCAAAAATACAAAAGAAAACAAGCATTACTATTACACGGTTCAGCAGGAACCGGTAAAACTTTTATTGCGTTATACAAGGCGATGGAAGATGTTATGCACAGAGGCGGCCCATACAGTAAACTAATAATTGTTAGATCTGCTGTTCCTTCAAGAGAGATAGGCCACTTGCCAGGCGATTACGGTGAAAAGATAGACGTGTACTCTATACCATATCAGAATATGATGGACGAGTTGTTCGCAGACAAAGAGAAGCCATACGATCGGCTAATGGAACAAAAGAAGATCTACTTTATGTGTACATCATTTGTTAGAGGTATTACATTAGATAACTCTATTGTGGTAGTTGACGAATGTCAGAATATGAGCGACATGGAGATTAACAGTATTATGACAAGGATTGGCCACAATTCTAAGATCATATTTTGTGGGGATTTCAGACAGACTGACTTATACAAGAGCAACGACAAGTCCGGACTTAAGAAATTCATACAAATAGCTGAGAGTATGCCATCATTTGACACAGTAGAGTTCGGCCCTGAGGATATTGTACGCTCAGAACTGGTAAAAGAGTACATTTTGGCACGGGTAGCATGGGAAGATTTACACGAAAACACCTAACCTATTGATTTTACTAGCAAAAAGAGTTGAAATCTTTTTAAAATAATGCTTGACATATGGTCCAAAACCCTGTATACTTACGGTATATAATGAAGAAACAAACTAAAATAGTGAGGACTAATATGTTAAAAGAAGAACTAGTAAACAAGGTTGAGCAGTTATGTGCAGATCTGAAGATGGAAGGGGATTTACGTCACCCAAATTTGGCGAAGTATAAATCATATACTTTTAGTGTAGGTAAAAAATACATTAAAATTATATCAGCAGACACGTTTAACGTATCAGCTGGTGGTTGTGAAAGCCAGAGTGTTTGGGGATTTGTTAATATTAACGAATTTGTCAAAGAACGTAAAATGGCAAATGGTATTAAGAAAGTTACTTTTAAAGAAGGTGATGTTTTATTAGCAGCAGGTTGGAATACTCCAGCATTGAATACACCTAGAGGTAACATCCTAGGTAATTATGCAATTGATGGCTCGAACCAATACGGTCCAAGCTACACATTTAGAGAGAGTAATTAATATGAATATATTTGATACTAACAAATCCCCCCAACAGAAGTTGGACGAAGCTTTTGACAGAGAGTGGAAATTCTTAGAACAGGCAGGGAAGGTTACAAACTTCCCTGGCCTTCAAGATGAAGGTGATACCGATTGTTTATGTGGCTTGCCACTAGACAATTCAGGCCCAGACTGTTACTCACATATGACGAAAGGATATTAGAATGATTAGATTTATGTTAGGATTTGTGATTATCATGGGCGCTGCCGGTGGGCTGGAAAAAGACACCATGGACATATCCCAAATGTTATTATGGAGTACCCTAGGCTTGTTGTTAATGGGCTGGGCTGCTTCTTCGTTGAATAAAGAAGAGGAAGAAGATATTGTTTAATCATATACCCGTTGAAGTAGCACAACTTAAACGAAAGAATACAGAAAACGGAAGGCGGTATGAAACACCTTCTGGTGTATTATATCCTTCTGTAACCACAATACTATCACACAAATCCAAGCCATTTATACAAGCTTGGCGTCAGCGTGTAGGTGAGGCAGAAGCTAATCGTATAAGTAATGTTGCTTCTACAAGAGGAACAAAAATACATACCCTATGTGAGGATGCACTCAACAATAAAGATGAGGATGTATCTAAACTTAGTATTCTCGATCAAGAGATGTACAGGGAGTTCCGCCCACTATTAAATGATATAGATAATATACATTGTTTAGAAGGCACCTTATATTCAGATCACCTAAGACTAGGTGGGCAAGTAGATTGCATCGCTGAGTACAAGGGTAAGCTTTCTGTAATAGATTTTAAAACATCTAAGAAGAAGAAAACCCGTTCACAATGCTATAGTTATTTTATGCAGTGTGCTGCTTATGCCATTATGTTTGAAGAAAGAACAGGAATCCCTGTAAGTCAAACAGTAATACTAATGGCTCAGGAAGATGATGGCCCAGCAATATGGGTTGAAAAGAGAGATGATTTTGTACCACAGTTAATTGAGACTAGAGATGCGTACGAAAATGAAAACAAAGAAGTGGTAGAGATCAATAACGATATGATGGCACACTTAGCTAACTCTGCTTCATAAAAGTCAAGACGCTCTTAGCTCAGCTGGATAGAGCAACAGCCTTCTAAGCTGTGGGTCAGTGGTTCGAATCCACTAGGGCGTACCAATATACAACAAAGGATTATAATGCCTAAGAAAGACAGGATACCATTAAAGGGTGGCGACGAATACGATGCACTTACAAATGCTCGTAAATATTATGTTTATCTAACCCGATCAGGTGTTGCAAAAAAGATTAAACAGCAATACAATAAAAGATTTAGAAGACAACGAAAGGAAGACTTGCGTAAAGGTGACGATGAATAATACTATTTACACCATAAATACATAAAAGTTACAAATACATTATCGTAAATAGAGTCACTTTGTATAAATAAGAGTGTTATAACGTGGTTCTATACTACATTATAACAAATTAATATAAACATCTAAAACAATAGGAGAGGTTTCATGACTACTGCCACATTCAGCAATGTAGCGAAGCACATGAAAACCAACGTTGAAAGGCTTAGGGAGAATGACAAGGTTTGTCTTATCTGTGATGCGGTTCAATTAGTAGCGATTATGGCGGCTCCGTTACTATTGCCCATAGGTATCATATACGCTACAAGTACGGGTATTTAAATTCAGAACGTAGACTGAATAGGTGTCGTAAGGCACCTTTTCTTTATCTAGCTTTTATGGTGTTCTTCACTCTTTACAAATACATGCTTTTAAAGTATAATAAATACTATTGTTCGTTGATACTTACGAATAAAGTTTTCTGGACCCGGGTGCAATTCCCGGCTCCTCCACCAATAAAAAATGAGGGGGAGAATTAGGATCGACAGGGAATAATAAGGTAAGTGGAGAATAAGTCAAGGCGGAAGACTTGTTGGTATTTTCCAACGCAGAAGCAAACAAACTAAATGCAGAAGCAAATGGTTACGCACTAGCGGCATAAGCTAGTCGGGGTATGGGCACCACCCTGTTACAATAGGGCCCACTATTAAAGGAGGAACCATATGAAGTTATGGATAACAGTACCGATGATATTGTTTATGATGATCGCAGAAGAAGTAAATGCTACAATGAAGAATAAAGAAAAGATTGTAACTACAACACAAGAAGAGGTAAATTGTTTAGCTGAAAATATATATTTTGAAGCTAGAGGAGAATCAACACCAGGCAGAATGGCTGTCGCTCTTGTTACATTAAACAGAGTAAAGGATAATAGATTTCCAGACACAGTTTGTGGAGTAGTTAAACAAACCAAGTATTACCCTAGCGGGAAGATAGATTTACATTCGTGCCAATTCAGTTGGTATTGTGATGGAAAATCTGACAAAGTAAGAGACTACAAGGTGTGGGAAGACATACATTTAATAGCAGAAGTAATGTATGAATACGAGTCAGTAGACGTCACACAAGGAGCACTATGGTATCATAGTCCTGCGGTTAAACCCAAATGGTCTATGGTTTATAATAAAACAGTAAAGATAGATAACCATATCTTCTATAAAGATGTTGACTAAAGCAGTTAAAGGTCGTATAATAAGCACATGTTAACAGATAAACCAAATGTAATTGTAACAGGCGGGTGTGGATTTATTGGTTCCCACCTAGTTCGTAGACTATCAGAACAAGGGTTCTTTGTAACCGTAGTTGATGATAACAGAACAGGAAAAGTATTCGTTACTCATAACAACGTCGAATACCATAACTGTGATGTGAAGGATTTTAATCCTCATCAAAGTTTTATAGAGCCACCCGTCTGTATTTTTCATTTAGCAAATAGCCCTAGAGTTCGTAGAGCTTTAGAGTATCCTACAGAAACAATAACAAATAATGTTAGCACAACATGTGCAGTAGCAGATTGGGCAAGAGTATTTAATTGTAAATTATATTTTGCTACATCTTCTAGTACACAGTATGTAGAGTCACAATCAAATCCATATACATTTAGTAAGGTGGTGTGTGAATCTACATTAGACTTATATAAGAGACTCTATTCATTAGATTATGTTTTAATGTTTTTCTACAACGTGTATGGGCCTGGTGAAGCAGACTACGGTGAGTATAGCACAGTTGTTAGAAAATTTAAACAAGATTATTTGAAAGGACAACCTTTAACAATATACGGAACAGGTAAGAAGGAAAGAGACTTCACTCATGTAGACGATGTTGTACAAGGTATGTTAGAGTTATTAGCAGATCCAGGCGTTCCTAATACGGCACACTTTGGCTCTGGAGATCCTCAAACAATCTTATCAATAGCAAAATGCTTCGATCACCCTATGGTACATTCTTTCGATAGGCAAGGTGAAGCTCAGAGAACGTTTTGCGAACACCCTTACATTGGTGCAACACATAATGTACACAATTATATTAATGAATGGATAGACAGGAATAAAACTTATGATGCCACCCAGAATAATCGTGGATAACACGATAGAAATGACAAAAGAAAAAATATCAGATATATTTTTAGTTACAAAGGAGTTTCATACTCCTACAGAATTTTCACAATACATGGAGCGAATGGCTTTTAATAGTAAAATATCTAATATGGATGCTGTATGTGATTACTGTATTAAAAAAGAAATTGAAATTGAGAGTATAGGAAAGTTCCTCACATCCAACTTAAAAAACAAAATTAAAGAAGAAGCATTAGAATTAAATCTTCTAAAAGAAAAGAAACGCGCTAAGCTACCTTTATAAAATGGATCCTTTTGACGTATATAAAATCTACCTCGCTGTGAAGTTGCACTTTACTACAGAGTCTTATGATATTACCAAACACAAGTTTGCTACAAGAGGAAAGCGAGAAACTTTTCTTAAGCGTAAAGACTTATTGGTACTTCGTAAGATGGCTAGGGATTACGACAGGAAGGACATAATAGACATATTAGTCGCTAACTTTGTTAGTGGCAAACGTTGGCACGGAATGTTTGATTCCGAGGCAATGGAAACATACAACATTTGGAAAGCTAACAAACAGAAGTTAGCATATACATTTGAACAGGATCTGAACACCATTCAATTAAGAATGGAACAAGATAATATAGAAGACTCCACTGTGGCAAGTGGACACCCTCTTATATTTAAACTGCTACTTGGTAAACAAATAGCAATAGAAACCGTAGTTATACTGAATAAAGGATTACAGTTTGTTAATGAATATAAGGACGATCTTATACTAAAAGATACAGTTCTTATGGTGAACAAGTATACTCCCTTTATGGGAAAGAATACCAATAACCTTCATTTAAAGCATCTAGGCCTTATAAATATAATTGCAAGAACTAGAAATAGTTCTTATACAACGTAAATACAACGCAAATACAGGAGAATACATATGTCGTTTAGTACACTTTCGGAGCTTCGGAATTCACGAGGCAAATTTGACAACCTAATGAAGGAAGTCGAAAAAATATCAAACCCAACATCTAACTTTTCAAAGGGTGATGACAGGGAATGGAAACCAACAGTAGATAAAGCAGGAAACGGTTATGCCGTTATCAGGTTTTTACCTGCACCTCAAGGCGAGGATATGCCATGGGTTAGGATCTGGAATCATGGATTTCAAGGACCTGGCGGTAAGTGGTATATTGAGAACTCTCTTACTACACTTAATAAACAAGATCCAGTTTCAGAATTAAACTCTGAATTATGGAACTCGGGTATTGAGTCGCAGAAGGAAATTGCTCGTAAGCAAAAGAGACGTCTTAGTTATTATGCTAATATAATGGTAGTAGAGGATAAAGCAAACCCAGCTAATGAAGGACAAGTATACCTTTATAAGTTTGGTAAAAAGATCTTTGACAAAGTTAAAGATGTTATGCAACCTCAGTTTGAAGACGAGACCCCAGTCAATCCTTTTGACTTTTGGGAAGGCGCTAACTTTAAACTAAAAATCAGACAAGTAGAAGGATATCGTAATTATGATAAAAGTGAATTTGAAAGTCCTTCTTCTATATCTGATAATGATGATGAAATTGAAAAGGTTTGGGCTAGACAACACAGCTTAGCTGGCGTAGTCGCTCCAGAACAATTCAAGACCTACGAAGAGCTTAAATCCAAATTGGACATGGTCCTAGGCGGAAAGACAGCTAGATCGGCAGAGTCGATTTCATCTCAGACTGATGACGCAGAAGACGATAACTTTATGGAAAAAGTTAAATCTGTCCAAGCAGCACCAGCAGTAGAATCCACACCAACAGTTTCGGCTGATGATGAGGACGATACATTATCTTACTTCAAATCCCTTGCAGAAGATAACTAAAAACTATTAGTTTTTTTGAAGGCTCCTAACGGGGCCTTCTTTTTGACTATAAATAATAGTATGACATATACAGAAAAAGTATCAGCAAAAATAGTAATATTATATGCAGTAGCATTAATAGGGGTTCCTTTGTGGTTTGTATACGCACAGCCTACACTAGGACAAGTTGTATTGTGGTTTGTAGTGGCAGCGCTAGTTTCACGAATAGCAAACGCTGGGTATCATCGTTGGTTAACACACGCGCAATTCCAACCCACTTGGATAGGTAGAAAGATAATGTTGTGGTTCATGGTGATGACAGCTGAAGCACCACCTGGACATTATGTTGTATCTCATTTACAACATCACGCCAACACAGATAAAGAGGGAGATCCTCATGGTCCATTACAAATAGGTTTTAAAAGATTATTCTTCGGACAATACGATGAAGTAAAACCTAAGGTAGGATTTCTTAGATACTACTCTAAACAAAAAGACGCACAGTTTGTTACAAAACATTACTGGAGGTTGTACCTCGGCAATATGATTGTATTAGGTCTTATAAGCAAATGGCTTGTAGTATGGTTAGCATTTATGTTTGCTTGGAGTTGGATTTGGTTTCTTGTTATAAACTGGGGCGGGCACGGTGGCACTAAGGCAACACCTACAAACTTGAATTGGTTTTGTAATATCTTTATGGGCGGAGAAGATTATCATGCAAATCATCACGACAAACCTGGCCAACTTGTAATGGGTAGATGGGATACGACAGGTAAATTTATAGTACCTTGGTTACTCTCTAAATGAATAACAAACAGATACTAGGCCTACCTATATATCATGCTCACAATGTAAGAACAGATTTAATCCCTGACTTACAAGCATCGATTGAAGTCATGCAATTACTAAAATCTAATTGGGATAATAAACACAAGAGTAAGCTTAGCATTTATACAGAGTCTGGTGAACACAAATTTAATCTAAAGCAAGATCCAATGAAAGGAGTTGACGGTTGGCAAGACTTACGAAGGAGTATAAAGACTCATGTAATGTCCTACTTAGATGAGACCCAACCTATAGATTATGAGTTGCAATCAGAACTGGGCACTCAATTACGAAACGAGCTTAATTCTTTTTGGCACAACTATGCTTGGTATACATACTTTGATGAGACTGACTCTTACCCTTGGCATTCACATGGACAATATTATCTAGTAGCTACATATTATGTTAGAGCTGATGAAGAACATGCACCATTACAATTTAAATCTCCATTATCAGACATGTACACTAGTTGGTCAATGGGTACAAAGAATACAAATTTAGAAACCGTAATACAACCAAAGACGGGCGACTTAATAATATGGCCTGCATGGCTGGAACATCAGATCCCATCCACAGATACTATTATTTTAAACCATAGTAGTATTAAAGAAGTTAATAAATATAAAGATAATAGAATCAGTATAACAAACTGTTTCGTTAAACCACATACACAATTTTTGTATGATATGCAAAAGAATAAAGAGGAATAAAAGATGAATAGAGATAATATATTTGAACAGTTAAAAGTAGACGAGGGTGTTGTATATGAAGTATACAAAGATCACCTAGGATATCCTACTTTTGGAGTTGGACATTTAATACTAGAATCAGACGAAGAGTTTGAAAAGGAAGTAGGTACATTAGTATCAGAAGAAAGAGTTAAAGCTTGTTTTGAAAAGGATTTAGACACTTCAATTTCAGAATGTGTTGCACTGTACGGAGATGATTGGGATAAGTTCCAAGGTACTGTACAAGAAGTTCTAGTTAATATGATGTTTAATATGGGACGTCCTAGGCTTTCCAAGTTTAAGAAGTTTCAAGCAGCTATTGAATCAGAAGATTTTATAACAGCTTCAGAAGAAATGGAAGATAGTCGTTGGTTTAAACAAGTCGGACCTAGAGCGGAACGACTACAAGCTAGAATTTATAGTTTGGGAATTCCTAACGGTTAAGCGTACGCTGAATCTTGCCATCTAGATAACGAGCTACGGTTTATACGTGCACCCGAAGCAGCTGCCACTGCTACTGTTGGCCCACTATCACCACCACTTGCTACATTAGTAGTAGGGGCTACTATTACTGGTGGCATATCTGCATTTGCCATCATAGCATCTTGAAAAGCATTAGTTGTATTATCAATAGCAGCTGCTGTTGGCGCACCTAGATTTTCAATATTGGACAGTTTTCCTAGTTGATCTATTGCTGCTTTGCCATTATCAGGATCAATACTTCCATCTTGAATCCCTGCTTGAATTTCTTCCATCGTCATCTTGCCCATCTTATAAGACCCTTTAACCGCAATTTCAGCACCGGCTGCATTAGCTGTTCCAGTAATTTCTTTAGGTGGAGATACAGGCATCCCACCTTTATCCCGAGTCCAGCCTTCCGGTAGTTCATCTTCGCCAGTTCTGTCATAATAAGCCTGAGCCGTTTCAAAGGCTGGTGCATACTGTTTGTTATTGAGGCCACTATCAGGGAAAAATGGGGATCCTGCATCAAAGTGTCCCTGCCATACCGGTGTTGCAGTACCTGTTTCAGTTGCTGTATCTCCACCAGCTATTGACTCAAGAGTTGTATCAATGGCAGATACGTTTCTATCAATGCCTGCTGTAGCATCAGGATTATTTAGTAATGCCTGTACCATGGCTGCGTTTTTAATAGATGCTTTGTCTTTGTCGGATACTGAATCACCAGCTTCTGCCAACAATGTAGATTCTATACCCGCTGCCTCTTGTCTTATTTGTCCGGCTAACCCTGAATCTCTTTCTTCTATTTGGCTTAATACATTTTCTGTTTGGGCATTAGACTCTGCGAGATCTTCAGCTGATACAGGAATAGCATCTGCTATCGCTCCGCCAGCTGCCTTACCTGCTTTACTACCTCCCCACCATCCAAGAGCTCCGCCAATTATACCGCCTATAGCTGTTCCTACAAAAGGAACAACAGAACCAATGGCTGCTCCGGCAGCTGCTCCGGCTAATGCTCCGGTTGCTCCACCTGTACCTTCTCCTATTGCCTCTGATTTAGCTTTTTGTTCTTCTTCTGCATTTAACTCACCTGCGTCTGCCATATCTTCAGCATTGTTAACACCGCTTACTGCTGTATAAACACCCATACCAACCGCTGCAACAGCTCCTAGAGCTTTACCTGCCAATTTAGCTTTGGGACTTTTCAAAAATTTACCGAATCTACCAGCCTTTTTAGGCCCTTTGGATCCTTTTTTCTTAAACGGATTAAGGCCATCAAACATACCACCACCGCTTTCACTACCGCCACCTGCACCACCACCGTCTCTTAATATGTCTCTGATCTCTTCTAAGACATTTAGTTGTTTTTCAGCGAGAGGTTCTTTATCAATACCTGTTCTTTTGTCTACTTTACCTGGGCGACTTACCATTGCTGGTTGAGCTGCTATTGTACCTGCTGCAACAGGTTCTGCTGTTGCTATTTTCTCATTAACTAGGTTCTCATTAAGCCCCATAGTTAATGGACTACCCTGAGGATTTAAATCTATAGATCCTCTACCGGCCCGCCTTGCTGTTCTAGGATCTTCGCTAACCTGCCTATCATGTATCGCTTTAGTACGATCGTGCATTTTACCTTCAACAATAGGATAGTCACCTTCTCCAAAGCCTTCACCATCCATAAAGTCTGTAGACTTTACGGTAGCTGGACGAATATCATCTCTTGCTGTTAGTAGTATTTTTCCTTGAGACTCTCTGTCTGCGTGTTCTTTGGCAGACTCTACTGCTGCTTTTGCTTTACCACCAAACATGCCTCTAACATTATTAATTAGGCCGCCACTATCCTTGTTACCAAACAAGTGATCCGGGGAAAATGCTGAGGCAAGTCCTCCCTGTTGATCCATGCCCATAAGTTCTTTAAATTTACTACCACCTGACTGCTGTTTCATTACCGCATCAAGATCTATAGCATCACCTACACCCATAGCTTTTGCATCTACTTGGTATTTGGCTATCTGTTCAGTTAACGCTTTTGCCTCTTTAGGATCTCTAGATTTAGAATTTGTTTGTTTTTGTAATCCTTCTACAATGGCCTTGAAAGATTTACTTAGATCTTCACCCTCTGAACCTGATTCAAAAGCTTTGCTAAGAGCTTCCATGGATCCCTGTTTACCTAAACCATCACCAATAGTTTGCATGGCCATACTTGCGCCACTACCCTGTCTATATTGGTTGTCTTTGAACCCACCCTTATCTCTAATAACATCTCCGATAACTCCAACTGGAGCTTTAACAAACTTACCGGCCTTCTCTCCCTCTTCATAATTCTCATGCCATCTATTTGAGGCACCATTAAATACTTTACCTTCTTTCTCTGCCTGCATGTTTACTGCCAACATGGCAAGTTTGCTAGGCGTGTTCTGTTTTCGTTTTCCTGCGCTTGGCTTAGCGCCAGTTCTTTTAACTTCTACATCGTTTTCATTGCCTGTCGATATTTTTTGTCCGCCACCGCTAACCACGCCACCCATGTTGTTGTGCATGTCAGTTACTTTAGCGCCAATATCTGCTATCGCTGTTTCTATACGTTTATTACTTTGTTGTCTCTTTTTATCTCTTTCTGTTGATGCTGTATTCCCCTCACTTACTACCTTCCCAAAGTTCAGGTTAGCTTTATTAATTTTTCTTTGTTGAAGTGCATCAATACCCTGGGCGATGTTTAATAGTTTGTTTTTGCCGGCATGCTCTTTAAGGAAATCGAAGTGAGTCTCCATTTCTTCTTGGCTTTGTTTAAACTCTTGTCTAAGATCACCAATTCGTTCTTCACTCGGACTTGACTTACCAAGCTCCTCGCTAAGTAGTCTTCTTAGATCTTCTGTTCCTTTTTCCTTGGCCATTAATTATCCCCTAATTTTTTGCCGTTCTTTTTCTTTGTCTGCCTTCTTTTGAAGGTGAGACACCAACATACTAACGTAAACCTCTCTTTCCCATGGCATCATATTATCAAGTTCCGTTAAACTATAATGATGTTCTTGCATTAACAGAAAATTCGTCTTGTAAAAGTTTTCAAGACGTTCCTGGGAAAGAGCTATGCGAAAAAATGATCGTCACCTGTAATCTCTACTTTTTGTTTTGTATCACAATGCTTACATGTATAATTAATAGTATGCGATACATAAGGCATGCTATCAAAGAAAGCTCTCATATCTGCCATTACATCTAAAGGGAGACTGTCTAAAAACACTTCAATGTCTTCTGGAGTCTCATCGCTCATATTAATTGTTTCTTCACCTTCAACAACGCCGTCAATACATTTAGCTAATATCTCAGTATCGCTTGTATCGCCTGCATCTTTAATTACACTACTAGAAGGCCATTTAAGTTTAATAGCTATATTCTCATCAATCTGTATTACGGTTGTACTTTTAGCAGTGTCTAAATCTTGTACAGTCAATTCACTTAGTGCTAACTCCCATGGAGATCTGCCTTTACAGTTTCCACATGTAAGAATAAACTCTTGTGTCTCACCTACAGATTTTTCTCGTATTCTAATGAACACATCTTGTAGATCAAACATTGTAATGTCATCTCCTTTAACTTTGCCAAAGGTACAATTCTCAACAACCTTTTGGCATGCTTCTACCATCTCTTTGTAGTCTTCACTTTCTGTAACCAACATTAAGATTTTTTCTTCCTTAACAAGAAAAGGTCTAAACGTGTAAGACTCTCCTGTAGAGGGAACCTTCCCTTTAAATGTTGGTATATCAATTTTTGGTAACATAATTTTTCTCCTATAATAATTATACCAGTATTGTTTCTACTGGTGTTTGTCTTCCAAGTCCAACTTTAATAGTATCAGATTCCCAATAGGCTGCTGATATAATTAATGTATTTCTTACTATTGAAACCGTGCCTTGGCTTAACGGTATCAAGTTTAAAACCTTTGGTGTGCATTCTTTTAATGTCCAATATGCAGACTCACCATCTTGTATGTCTAATGACTTTACTGTAATGTCCATATGGACATCGTCTGGAAACCCAATTTGTTTTGATGTTGTATCTACACATTTGTTTATCCATTCCTCAAATGCTCTTCTTAAATTCCAATCTGTTCCTGTAATGAATGTAAAGTTAATTTCATTACCTAAGAACCCGACATTAGCGTTTCTGTAATGTGTCCAGTTGCCTAAGTTTACTTCCTTGTTAGCTACTACCATACCTGGTATCTGTACTTCTTCACACATCAGAATAACTTCTTCATTTAAGGCATCATTGTCAACTCCAGGAATAGATAGGCCCCTAACTTGGTTGAAGTTAAAAGTAACTTCAAACCTTTCAGTACGAGCTAATTGTGTTTTTCTAATCTTTGATCTAAACTGGTCTAAGTTTCTTAATGCCATTAGTTGTTCTCCATTGTTTCACGATAAACAAGAGCATCACTAGCTCCTTGAAATCGCTGTACTGGTAAAAATATTGCAGACTTCCAATGCTTCGGATCTACTTTAAACATTCTACTTGTTATTTGATTTGATAGATAACGTTTTGTACTTCTTCGTGCTTCTGGGAACTTACTAAAATTACTTAATTGATGCCATTGTGTTCCTAGCTTACTCTTACTTGTTATCTCACCTGTTGGTATAACCTTATCTAAAAGAGTAGCTCTTAGAAGTGGGCTTAAATAATGTAAGTTCAGTCCACTAAACCCGTTGGGTAGTGGTTCTGTTATCATTACTAAAGGGAAGGTATCCCAATAAGGTAATGTTTGTTTTGTCTTTGGATTGTAAGTATACATGTACATGGAGCCTACATCTAGTTGAGTAGCAAACTCTCCTAGGTCTGAGCCAAATACTTCGTTAGGTGAGTTTATAGCACTAGCAAATGCTCGTACTGTTTTCTGATACCACCTAGCTGTTTGCTCTGTGCCACCAGCCTCGTGTTGTATATTACTAAAAGGTTTCTTGTCCATACCAGTATTTATACTAGATGCCGAGTTCTTTTTCAGTTACTAGTTTAAATACCATATTTTGTTTGCTACTAAAGTCTTTAGCTGCTAGCCACTTTGCCTCATTAACTGCGTAATTTGCTATCTCTTGTAAGTATCTTCTAGTCTTTCTCTTACCAGCCTTGGGTGGACGAGTGAATCTATCAGGCTTAACCTCAATCAAAAACTTCTGTATGCCGTCAGACTGTTTAACTTCTATATAAAAATCAGGGAAGTATCTATGTACTCTATTGTCCATAGGACTTCTATAGGGTATAGCTAACTCCTCCGATGCCCAACCAATAATTGATTCGTTACGATCACACCAGTTCATAAACTTTAATTCATAACTAGAACGATAGATGATCTTGTTAAAATCGCCTAAGTACTTCTGGCGGTTTTTAGGAATAAATCTTCCTTTGTAAATTTCCTTGGCATAAACCATATAAATAAGACTATAACTGTTAAATAACTATTTATAGGACAAACAACATGGCGGGACAAGCCAATAAATTAACATCACCAAAAACCTTATCAGCAGGCTCTGACAGGCACCAATACCCGCAAGAGTTAGGATCAATGTCTCAACCTCATGCTGTCCAGTTTTTTATCCAA